TTTTATTCTCGCCTAAATTAAAAAATAGCGAGTTGCCTTTTGTTGGGGTTATGCCTATTCTTGTCTGTGCGTTCGCTACTGGGCTTTCATTGCTTACTATGTTATAAATGCTTTCCTCAAAAACATGGTCTATTGCGGAGCGTGTTTGCCATTGGTTATTTACCTGCACCATTATGTCAAACTGCTCTAGCTCCAAAATTGGGTATGCTGTGTGCAGCTCTGCGGTATTGTTACTAATTAGCTTTGTTTGGTCGCTAGTCTTAATTACTAGCACCTCGTCTACCACATTTTGTGGGCTATAAAAGTTTGACACATAAGCGTCTAGTTGGCTAATAAACTCCGACAAATTATTACTATTAAAGACAGTAATTTTTTGCGGCTCACTGCCTCCCCACTCCTCCGTCTTGCCTAACTGCCTAAATGTAAGTTCTAGCCTATCCGTTCCGTCTTTTGCAAATTGAATTTTAGGAATAGCGTGTAGATACTGCCCTACTTGTAAAAGAATTTCCCAAAGGTTTTTTTGTTCAAATATGGTTTCAAATAATTGTGTGCCTTTTAATCTATTTAGCCAGTAGTCCTCAATGATTATAGGGTATTCTATTTGGTCTATGCCTTGGGTTGCTCGGTTTATTACCCTAGTGTCTATTGATAATAAAGCCCTGCGGATAAGGTCGTAAGCATTGTATTTGCGTGGCGCTATTAGAAAGTAACCGCCCTCGTTTTCGTTAAGCTCATTGACTGTGCCAAAAGTTGCTATTACATCGATGTCGGTTACCCAAATACTTGACGGACTGCCACTTAAATGTCTTATGGTTCCAGTCCACCCTAACGGGCTCGTGATAGGTGTAAAATTTGCAGGTCTATATAGCTCGTTTCTTGCCTCTATGCCACGAGGAACGTTCATTCCTAAAGTATTAGGCAAACTAATAACCTCATAGCGATAGGTAAACCCTGCATCTAATTGCTCTCTACTTAATGCTGTTGTATTAAAAGTTACACTTTTACTGTCGGGTGCTGTTGTAAATACTTGCGATACTGTTGTTAAATTCCCTCCAAAGCCCATTCTGCTAGATATAGTAAAGTTATTATCGCCCAAATGGCTCTCATGATTGGCATTAAGTACGCTTACTAATCTTACCTCGCTTGTTGTTCGTCTAGCTATTATATGCTGTTGACCCCCTGCTGATATTGTAAAATCGCCTGCCGTAAAAGAGGTTGCGCCTGTATGTCTAGATAAAATTGTCCTCATTGTATTAGGTACAACATTACCATTTTGAAGTAATGTTTCTCTAACAACTGTAAACACATTAACCTCGCACACATTCGTAAAGCCGTTGCCATTGCCTACTTGGCAGGTTAGTGTTGGAATGGTAAAAGTTGGTTGAGTGCGATATTTCGCCGTCTCTAGCCCTCCTTATGTTGGCTAGGCTTGATGTGTTGCTCCATACATAATTAAAATTGCGGCGAAAATAGAAAGTATTCATACCTGCACTCCATGACACAGGGAATTCCTGCGTTTGTAATGTGCGGTTAGGCTCGCCGCCTGTTCTTACTATCAAGTCTTGCCCTATAATACTAGGGTCAACTGTGATAGTGGAGTAGTTCATATTTACATCTCTAAGCTCATAAGTTAGTGCTAGATTATCACAGTGCATTCCTTGTGCTATTACACTAGGCTCTATAAGATTTAAGTGGTGGGTGCAAAATTCCGTCCCTATATGCTCCTCCACATCGTCATGCTCACAAACAAAGTGCCATACCCTGCGAGGCTCGCTATCCACCTCGTTAGTCCATTGCTCAAGGACAAACTTTGTTTTTGGCTGATATGTGCTATTTTTCTCTATAGGCATAGGCGACAAAACAACTTTAGCCGTGTCTAGTGTGTCGTCTAGCTTTTCCTCTATAAATAAAGGGAATTGCAAAAACTGTGTCAAGTTCTCGCCTTTTTGTCTGTTTTCAAAATGATAAAATTTATAAGTGTAATTCATTATATACATCCTTGTTTGGTTTCTTTTTTTAAAAAAATTATGGTATAATTTGTGATTGGAGGTCTTATGACTATTTTAGACGGAAAAACATTGCTAAAAATGTGGTATGACATTTTTAGAAAAGAAGAACAATTTGCCCCATTATACCCTATAGATAGACTGGCAAAACAACTAGAAACTGGGGAAATTATAGAGGCAGACCTTGAGCCTGTATTCGCCTCATTGAATGCTGAAAGCGCGTTAATTAAAAAGCGCATTGATTTTGTTAAACAACTAATCAAGTCAAAAATAGGCACACTAGACGAACCTTTTGCATACTTAGCGTTTGCCGAAGTTGCCGAAAATTTAGAGGAAAAAATTTTTTACTTAGAAAAATTTTTTATCGCTCCCGAACCATGCGATAAATTGTTTGACTTTCCAGCACTTTGTCGCCGTCTTGCAAACTTGTATTTAGATAGGTTTGATTATTATAATGCCGCTAAATACTATGAGCTATATCAAAAGGAATTTGACGATAGATATTTTGTTAATGGGACATTGCATGAGTGGGACGCTATAAACAAAAAAATGATTGAGGTAGATATGCTTGCCCATCGTCTCAAGTACCAACCTGCCGATGTAAAAGCTGGTCGCTTATACTTAAAAGCTGGTACACAATACGCTATAGAGTTTTGGGAGCGACAAAAGAAAAAACCTTATTATCAAACATCGCAAAGATTTAGAGAGTCTGTTGATAAAGAATTAGCAAACGCTCTCTTAAAACATTCAAAAAGTTATGTCTATAAGCCTAGAAAAACTACCTAAGCCGTCCAGTCCAAATGCTAAAATTAGCCCTTGCCAGTCCATAGGCTTGGCTGTTGTTGTATTCAAACATTTGGTGTGCATAGCTGCGTTGCCTGTCGGCTTGTCTAAAGGCTATGCTTATGCCTGCCCCTGCGGCACCGACTACTGCGCCTATGATTGCACCCTTGGGGCCAAGCATTGCCCCTGCCGCCGCACCGCTTAGTGCGCCCTTGCCTACGCTCATAATATCGCCAGCTATTTCCATTCGCCGCCCGACTATTGCTTGGTAGTTGCTGTCGCCATGCCGTCTGCCTATGTCGCTCAAATGAAAATTAAGCCACTGCCTGCCTACTTGCTTGGCTATGCCTATGCCTTCCATAATGCCCATTGCGGCAACTGGGGGCATTTTTTTAATTGTCTTGTTTTTAATTTCCTCGTCTAGGTTTAACAGGCGGTAGGTTAGCGGCTTTTTCTTTTTGCTTGTGCCGCCGACTACTCCGCCTATTCCTTCGCCATCGCCGCTGGCGACTCTGCCTCCGTCAATGACTGTGATTTGGAGCTTATGCAATGCCATTAGACCACCTCCTGCTTTTCGGCAAACCTATAGCGCTTAATGTCGCAATGCTCGCCGTATCGGTTTTTAACCCTTACCCAGTCGCTGGCAATTTCTATGCCTCGCTTTTTAAGCTCTGCGATTCTGCTTGCGAGGCGCATTACACCCAGTTCGGTTAATGCCTCGTATTGGGTAATGCTCCCAAACTCCTCTAGCCACTTAATTATCCGTTGCGACTGCGGTGTCCTTGTGTGTTTATCCATTATCTTATCCCCCTCGGCACTAATACCAAACTATGGGTCTCGTTGCTAATATCGGCTATTACTTCTATTGCGTGTTGCTGTAGCACCATGTTGTGCGGGGCGTATGTTTCGCCCTTTCGGGTTATCGTAACTGCAATAGGTGTGTTGATGTCTGCCATGCCGTCCCCACTTAAAGACTGCCTACAAAGCCAATCTACAAAATCGCTCTCTATGCCCTCAAAAGATAGGTGCATGGTCTTAGAGGCAGAAAGGTTTAAGCTGCCTACATTGCTAGGGTTATCGGCATAAGGCACACCCCTACCACTTATGTCGTTGCGGTAGCTGAATTGCAAAAGCGGCAAGGTAGCTGTTTTGTCCTCGCCGCCGTCTACATAACCAAACTCCGCCACATAGTCTGCATAGGTCGCTGTGCCGCTTGGGTTGAGTATAATAGTCCACCCTACACTTATTCGCACACTCTCGCCTATTTGGCTTTCTAGGTCAAAGTCGGGTATGTCGGGTGCGTCAAAGATTAAAGAGGCTTGCCTTGTTAGGTTTTCGGGTAAAAAATTAACCTCAAACCTAGCCCCTGTTAGTGCTTTGTTGCAACGGTCTATAAGCTGCTCTAATAGCTGTATTTTGCTTGTCTGCACCCAAAAGTCCATTACCCCCTCTATACCCACTTGGTCTATGTCGGGGCTAAAGCTCCGTTCATAAGCCCCAAGCACAAAGCAACAAAAACTACGCTTTAAGCCTTGCATAAGGTCTATGTCCTCGCCGCTCTCTTTAAGCTCTGCTATGATTTGCTCGGTAGAGGCTGGGCGATACTTAAAAGTATAATAGGCTACATTTAGCTCCTCTTGTATGGTGTTGCCGTCCGTTAAGCTGTCTATCTCGGGGGCGGCAAAAACACCTTTTACTATGTCTAGCATTTTGTCTGCTGTTATTTGTACTCTTTTCATTTTTTACCTCTTGGCTCTTTATAGCCTACTTGTTTAGCCCACCTTGCCTGCTCACGGCTAAAGGTCTGGCCACTGGTGTTGCCCACACTCCCTAAGCTGTTTAGGTCGGGGTTGTAATTTAGGTTGTCTAGCACTTGCTGTAATAGGTCTAGCTTTTTGTCGGCATCGCCTTTTTTTAAGCTGGCTATTTGTGTGGCACTTTGATAGGTCGTGTATAGCCTCGTGTTATTCCTAAGGTTTTTAACAAGGCTAGGCATGGCATTAAAAAACTTTTCAATGCTTGGCACCATAGCCTCTACACGCGCTAAAATCTCGCTGTGCTTGCCTCTTACTGTTAGCCCCTCTATGTCCTTTCTGCCGCCTATAATGCCCCTAATATAGTTAGTGGCTCGCCTCACTATTTCCGCACCGCTATAGACATTTTGTAGCGGTTGGTTTTTGGGGAATTGAGGCAACACCCTAGCTAGCTTTGGGTTTCTAAATAGGTCATTCATGGATAAATTGTTGTTATACTTACTCATAGGCTAAATAATGCTTGTTAGGTCAATGTAGTAGACCATGAGCAACTGCGGCGCTCGCCTTGCCACTCTGCCTGTTACATTTGCCGCTATCCACTTGCTACCAAACACCTCTACAATGTCGTCCGCCGCTACAACGCATTCCCACTTGCCCCTGCGTCCGTTAAAATATGCGTCAGTCGTTTTAACAGTAAAATGTGCCGTGTCAACGGCAAGCCCTGTGTTGGGCAGCTCCACGCTCCCTGTCTCGTCTGCCGCCTCCCTAAACTGCACATCCTCACCTATATCTCGGTAGTAGTTTTTTTCGTGCTTGATTATATCATTTGGCAGCTCGCTTAGCTTTAGCTCCGCCTCGGCGGTAAAACGCTTGTAGAGCTTGCCCCAGTCGCCCCTAAACCCAAAAGGATAGCGGCGCTCTATTCTTATTGCTTTTTGCATTCTCGCCTCCTAATACTTTGTAGTGTCTAGCCTTAGCCCTCTTTGCAAGGCAAACCACCTTGTTAGCCCTAGTGCCTCTAGCGTCCTAATTGTCTCGGGCGACATATCGCTAACATCTCTAAGTGCCTCCTCGGGTCTTAGCGGCATGGCCTCGTCATTTTCAATGTTGGCACGGCTATACCTAGCACTATCGCTGTTTTCTACCAAATACCTAGCTTGGTCGGCTAGTAGCTCCTCAAACTGCTTTCGCATGGTGTATTGGTCGGGGTATATGGTTTTTGGTGCTGTGGCTATGCGGTACATTTGCACATGGTAGCAGTCTCGCCCTGCCTTGTATTGGATATAGTCATAGACTTTCTTAGATGTCTTTTGTATAAGCTCCTCTACCTTGTTAGGGTTATCCGTTACATATTTTCGGTGTACATCTATGCCGTAATGGCTTAGCCCCTCCTCCGTCAAAAAATAGCGGTGCAAAAGAGGGTTATAGACCATAAATTGAGTGTTATTAGGGAATTTTGCTTGGTCGCCTAACTGCTCAAAACTATCAGGGTCGTTATATACTGGAATGTCGCTTTTTTTCATAAAATAATTTTCCTTTTTTGCCCCTTTTGGGGTTGACTTTTGGTTTTTAATAGCGTATACTATTAGTGTTGGTGGTTAATTGACCGCTCAAACGGCGGAGTAATGCGGGCCGCCACTGTCAGCAACCAAATTAAGCCTTGTGGTTTTTACCATGAGGCTTTTCTTGTTTTGAAAGCCGTAACAACAAAACTAAACTTGTTGCCCTTAAATTCGGGTTGCACGACTGCCACCTGTCTATTTCGTATAATTTCATAGCTTGTGTAAGACACTCCGCTTTCTTTATCTCGGCGGAGTGTTTTTCTAAGCTCGCCATTTTCTACTGTGTCGGCTATGGTTGACACAAAAGCGGCTATATCTATTCCTTGCTCTGTGCGCTGTTTAATAATGTGCTGTAGCCCTATATCGTCATTGCCCCATAAAAGGTCTATACTGCCTATATCGCTACGACTAAACGCACCTTTTATATGCCCGCTTTTTTCTGCTATTAGCTTATCAACTGCCGCCTGCCCTTTGTGGCCTGTATGCTCTACTCCTAGCAACTCCGTAATGTCTGCCGCTGGGCTGTTTTGCTGTATCTCGGCAAGTCTCTTTTCCTCTGCCTCGGTGCCGCCGCTACTGCCGCCCTTAGAGGTAAACCTACCTAATTTATCATGCTCGTTGCCGTGTTTATCTCTCATGCTTAACTCCCTGCGGTAAGCTGCTCTAGGGCTTGTGGGTCGGGCTGGTTATTTTGCCCTATGCCCATTAGCCTATCTCGCATAAGCTCGCGCCCTGCGATATTAGTGCCGTGCCTCTCGCCGTATCTTATGTTGCTGTCTAAGCTCCAAAGCGTTTTGGCTTGTTGCTCGCTCATGCCTCGCTCTCTTGCTAGGTCTTGGTATTTTTGTCCGCCCGGTAAGTCTAGGACATTGGTACCGCCTTGGATATACTTTAGCCCTACTCCCTTGTCGCTTAGGCGGTCTGCCTCTTTCTCTGCATAGATACTATCGGCAGCGTTGGACTGCTTAATAGTAAACATGGTTTTATAAGTCCGTCCGCTCCGCCAGTGTGTAACTGGAGCGACAACTCTTTGACCTACTCGCATTCCGTTCTTGCCCCAGTAGGTATACATTTTGCCGCTTGGGTTATGACCAAAGCCGCCACGATATTGTCTCATAGTGGTATCGCTCCTTGTTTTAATAGCGACCGCTAGAATTGCACTAGCTAAAACTTTTGCCGCCAAATGGATAGAGGGCAAGCAGTGCCTACCCTCTATCGCTAGTCTATTTTTTGTTTTTGCCTTTTGGCTTATCGCCCTCGGCATTGCCGCCCTCGTTAGGCGGCTCGTCAGCGCCTGTCAATTTTTTGACCTCCGCCTCTAGCTCTGCCACCCTATCGGTTAGCTTTTTGTTCTCGGCGGTCAATTTTTTGACCTCCGCCTCTTGGTCTACGACAATGCGCTCTACAAAGCCGCCCTCTTTGAGCTTGTCAAAGTAGGTTTCTTTTAGGTCTACAATATCGCCGACTTTGTGCGTTTTCGCCTTGTCGTCCTCGCCCTCTCTAAAGGCTCTTAATACTTTTGCTTTTACCATTGTGTTATCCTCCTATGGTGTAACCACTGCCGCATTGATTTTTGCATAAGCAAGGGCAGGGTTAGCAATACCGCCGCCGATAATGCTGTCGAATTGGCTAAGCGAGCCAGTAAAGTCAATAGCTGGAATTAGGCGCGGTGCGAATAGGTCGGCTGCGATTGCAAATGTATTGTGGTCATAAATCACATACTCGCAATTTTCCGCATTGCCTGTGTTCGGTAGCGCGTTGCCTGCTACTGGAATTTCTAGCGGTGTGCCTGTGCCGATTAAGTTGGTAGCGAATACTTGCAAGCCGTATAGTCTGCCTATTCTGCCTGTGCGTAACCACTCCTCGTTTGTCTCGGGGATAAAGGCATTGCCCGGTGTTAGCGCGTTGGCAAGTAGGATAGTTTCCATTTGCGGCGACACAAGTAGAATATCGGCAGTACCGCCGTTTACTCTAATTTGCTCCCTTGCCGCTAGGACACTGGCTACTAAGCCTGCTACTGTAGTAATAGCCGCACCGCCGCTGTCTGCGGTTAGTGTTGAGCCGCCTACCTCTACCTGCCCTGCGCTTGCTGGGGTTTGTAGTAGATAGCCTACATACTGCATTTGCAGTTTTTCTTTCCATGCCTCTAGCGTCTCATTTACTTTGTCTACACTCTGACCGCTAGAGCGCAAAGTGTCTACGATTTCGTAAATTTCCTCGCTTACATGAACCCTGTCTTTTCGGGGTATCATAATAAGGCTGTCCGCCGTTTGCGCATGAGTAAATTTCATGCCGTCTGCGGCTGTTGCGTCCGACACATGGACTGTCGGCTTGCCTAGCCTACGGACATAGATTTGACCGCCGCGCTCGTTATACTTGTTAGTAAAAGTAACACCCGGTCTAAAAATCGTGTCCTTGAAAAGGTTTGCAATTAAAAGACGGCTAAACACTGTGTCCGCCGTCTCTACTTGTTGCAGCCTAAAGCTGCTTGGTAACATTTCTGCCATTTTTATATCCTCCTATGGCTGTTTTTATTTAGGGTCTACCCCTAGCTGTTTTAGTCGTTTTTCCTCGTTAGTAAGGGCGCTAGTATTGTCGCCTAACGGCATACCAAAGCCTTGCACTCCGCCAGCCTTTGCTAGCCACTCGGGGAATGCGGCAATTTTAATGCGCAAGTCCTCGATACTCATGCCTTGTTGCAATTCGGGCAAAAATAGCCTTTTGGCTACCTCTAGCCTATCCTCTCTAACTCCAGCACGGACTAGCTCTAGCTCTAGCTTTGTCTCTAGCAATTGTCCGTTAAGGTCAATAGCTGGCACACTCTCTGCCTCGGTGGCTACCTCTGCGGCTGTCTCGGTAGTATCACTTTCGGCTGTCTCGGTTTCGGTGGTTTCCTCTGCCGTGTCCTCGCCTACTAGCTCTGCTAGCCGTCTTTCCTCCGCTGTTAGCTCCTCGGTGGTATCGTCCGCCGCCTCTGCCTCTTGCACATTAGCGTCCGTCTCTTGGTCTGCCTCTACCGACTCTACAAGCTCCGCCTCGTCTTGGGCGGTCTCGTTATAGTCGGGGGTCTCGCCCTCTGCGTCCGCCTCTTTGTCTGCGGCAATGTCGGCTACTACCTCCTCCGCTTTCTCGGTTACTTCCGCATCCGCTACAGCGTCCTCTTGCTTAGCCTCCGCCACCTCTGCGGCTGTGTCCTCACTAACACTAGCGCCCTCGTCCTCTGCCTTGTCCTCGCTTTCGGCTAATAGCCTCTTAAAAACAGCCCTATACTTGGGGCTATGAAAGTCTACACCTGCTAGCTTAGATAGCTCGGTTTTAAGTTCGCTTAATTCTTTGATTGTCATTTTGTATTTACTCCTTATTAGGCAATTTAGCATTTACTTAGGGTGCTTATTCCCTTATTTAGCATTTAAGAGGTGCTATTCCCCGATTGACCATTTGTGTGAGCGGTCTGCTCAATATCCGTTGCGGTGCTGTCCTCGCCGTCCACTGGAGCGTCCTCTAGTATGGGTTGTCCTGTTGCCGCTAAAATATCCATAAATTCCTGCTCTGCGTCCTCTCGTGTGTAGCCCTCGTTTAGCTCCTCAATGGCTCTAACTGGACTTTTAAGCCCTACCGCCACTTGCTTAGCTAAAACATCTGTCATGTTCTCTACACTAGGACTGCTATACTCGCTAAAGTGTATTTTTATAAAAGCCATGTAGTCGTGTGGCTCACGGCCTTGTATATAGTCGTACACTTGCAAATACTTGTTAAAAAGCTCGGTCAGTGTCTGCCTCCATGAGTTAAGGGCTATTTCCCTTGTCCGCATAGAGACACGCTCCCTAGCCTCTTGGCTCTCTTGGCTAGAGTTGATACTCTCTAGCCCTGTCATGCCTATTGTAGTAGGGCTTAGTCCTGCCTTGTTGCAGGCATAGCTAATTAGTAGCCTTACCTTTTCTACATAAGCCTCCCAGCGTATGTCGCCTTGCACTACTTGGTAAAGCTGCTTGGCATTGCCGGGGCTTGACGAGCCTTTAGTCCAAACAATGGTCTTATTGAAAGGGTCTAGTGGCAAGTCATTACCTTGTGCGTCCTGCGGTCTTAGCTCCTCGCTCACATACTCCCTAACACCGCCCTTACGGATAGCGTCCATAAAGTCCGACAAGGTTTCGCTAAGGTTATCCTCTATTTGGTCTAACCCTTGAATATCGGGGACACCTCTAAGTCCCTTATACAGCTTTTCCCTGTTCTTGGTGTTTTGCTTGTATATGATAGTGGCAAAGCCCTTTATAGGTAGCACTCGCTCGGTAGTGTCTATGTCGGGGAATTTATCCCTACACTCTTTAAGCATAGCCTCGTCATTTGTGGCTACATACTCGCCATTGTAGTAGTAGCGGTATGATATACAGCAATAGCCGTCTTGGTTGAGGGTGTGGAATTCGTGTAGCTCATACTTGGGGTCGTCCTCTGCCGTCTCTTTGACAACATAGGCTACTACTTGCTTGCGGCGGTATCGCACCTCTAAGTGGTGCGGCTCTATAATGTCTATAAGGGGTCGGTCGCTTACTGTCGGGTCATAGCTTAGGCGGTAGGCAAAGTCGCCTATACCACTTTCCCAGTAAACTCCGTCCTCAAATAGATTTTGTAGGTCTGCCTCGTCTCTTAGCCTGTTGAGCCTCTCGTCTGCCTCTTGCCAATCACTTTTGCACTCAAATCCGCCGCTTGCTATAAGTCGCACCATAGTGTTAGTAGTCATAGGGCAAATGCCAAAGTAAGAGAATGCCTGCCCCGGTCGGTACTGGCTTAAAAACTTACTTTCTCGCTGCATGATTAACCAAGCGTCCTGTGTATACTCTTGTATCTGCACTTGGTAAAAATGCCTAACTACTGCCGCGTCATTGCTAAGTAGTGCAAGGTTGCGCGCTAGGTTAAACTTGTAGATATACGGCGAGCGCAATGTGTCTATTAGCTGCCTCTGCGAGAGGTCAAATTTATAGTCTGTGTTATATTTTTCCATATTGCACCTTATCCGCTGTCGCTATAAAACAGCTTGTCGTCAAATTTTTTAGGTTGTCGCCTAGTCATATCTATATAGTTTTTGACTTGCGTTTGGGTTGGGAGGCTCTTTACTGTCTCTTGCACTGGGTCGGGCGGCGGCACCTCTTGTCCGTCTATATTCCAGCCGTGTGGCTCATATAGCTTTTTGTATGCCGCCTCCGTTACCTGCTGTCTTAGTCCGCCCTTGATAATATTAAGCATTAGCGCCTCCTCCTCTCTTGCTTGGTTAGATAGTTCCAGTTTTCCGTAAGTGCATAGGTCAAGCTGTCCGCTGTGTCGTTGTCCTGCACATTAAGGTCTAGCTCTGCGCCGTCCTCGTCAAGTAAAATGTGTGTGTGGGCGGTAAAGCTGGCAAATGCCCTGTCCGTCCAAAGTAGCCGCTCTTGCGTTAGTAGCTGTTGTTTTAGCTGACACCTTGACACTAGGGTTATTTGGTCTTTGACATACTTAACCGCCCCTTTGATTTCTAGGGTCTTAAAGCGTGTTTTGTTTTTCCATGTGTTGATTAAAATAGTCTCGGCGCTGTCTATGACTATCTTAGTAAACTTGGTCATGTGCCTAACCCACCAGCTTTCTATGCGGTTCTCTAACTGCTTTATAATCTCGTCATGGCTTGTGCTTGGCACTATATAATGCTCTAGCACTACAGCCCTTTGGTAGCCCTTAGAAAACCCGACAAGGGTAGCAACTGTAGCCGACCTTTTCTTGTTTTCTATCTCGGTACTTGACCCTATGTCTACACTTAGGACAATTTCCTTTAGGTGGCTTTGGTTTAAGTCCTCAAAGTCTCTTAGGTGTATTGCCTTATCCATTAGCGGAGCATAAGCCGCTCCCTCTACAAAGCCCCTACAGCCTAGCACCTTTGAGTTGTGGTAAAAGCTGCCTATCGGGTATAGCTCCCTTAGTTTAGCTTTATCCTCCTCGCCTAGGTGTGGGCTGTCGTCTGCTAGGTTAAAGTGGTAATAGTGCATATAGGGCTTATCCTGCACCATTTCTGCTAGCTCTGCCGCTGGAGTATTGTCGGGGTCTTGGACTATTGCATGGTTAAGGAATTCGGTATAAAACTCTTGGCTAGGCAGTCCGCCGTTGGTTGTCGCTATAAGGCGACAGCGGCGGCTGATAGCCCTACCAAAACACTCGCGCACTAGCTGTATGTGTAGCTCGCTTAATTCCTCTAGCCACATTCCATCGGGGTTAGAGCCTAGTATTTTGCTCCAGCTCGTGCGGTCGTCCGCACCTAAAATGTATACTATCTTTTCGCCATGCAAGCCGTAAAACTTGAATTGTAGCCCACCCTCTCTGCTAGGGCTGTAGTCTGCCCTAAGGTGTGGGTACATATTATAAAAACTGGCTTTGTTGTGTAGAAAGTTGCGGACACCTGTACCTCTATCCTTAAAGATAATATAAAACTGTGTTCGTTCCTTTGGTAGATTAAGTAGCCAGTCCATGACTACATGACCTGCTACTAAGGACTTAGAGCAGCCTGTGGCTCCACCTAAAAAAAGTACCTGCGAATTATCCGCTAGTACCTTTTTCATTTTGCCAGTCCAAATGACATCTTTAATTTTCACATTGTTCTAGCCTCCGTCTTTTAGCGCGTCTAGCATTTCCTTAACCTCTTGCCTTGCCTCTTGGTTGCTCATTGTAACATCTACCTTTTGAGCTGGTGCCTCGCCTTTGATTTCTAGCCATAGGCGGTGTGCTACTGGGCAACCTTGGCGGCGGCGGTTATTAAGTCCTACATAAGCTGCCGCCTCTTGTGTGCGGTCGTCTGCTGGTATGCCAAAGTCTGCCAGCTTGGTTTGGTCGGCTGGGCTTGCTGGTAGCTCGTCTATCATTTGTAGATACTCTTTAGCCGCTTTTTTCTTGCGCCTAGCCTCTACACTAGCCTTGCCGCCCTTGCTTGCTATTTCCCTTTGCTTGCCCTTTGTTCTTTTATTTAAGGGGATAAGGTTTTGATTATTGTTGCCGCCTCTTTTCTTACTCATAGTTTCACCGCCTTTTTGCCTGTAAACTGCTCATACCTAGCTATTATGACATCGCAATACTTAGGCTCTAGCTCTAGTAGTCGTGCTTGTCTGCCTAACTGCTCACAAGCTATTAAGGTAGAGCCGCTACCCCCGAATGGGTCTAGCACTATTTGGTCTTGCTTGGTGCTGTTGCGGATAAGTCGGGCTAGTAGCTTAATAGGTTTCATAGTAGGGTGTAGGTCGCTTTTTTCGGGCTTGTTCTCGTATAAGACATCGCTAGTGTCGTTGTGGCTCTCTAGTATGTTTTTAAGCATACTGATAGCCTCGGTCTTAGTCATTTTCTTATAGTCTAGCCCTGCGTCCTCGTATACGGAGGTTTGTGTGCGGTTGTCAATAAAGTATTTTTTGTCGCCGCCCTTATAGCCGTATAGGATAGGCTCGTGTTTCATTTGGTAGTCTAGCATTCCAAATGTGTGGTGGTTTTTTATCCACTGCAAATGTTGGTAGTAGACAAAGTTTTTTTCTAGGGCTGTCATAAAGGGTATTGACTTGCCGCTTGCATGGAATATATAGACGGCTCCGCCATTTTTAAGTGCGGTAGCTGCGGCGGCAAATGACTTGTCTAAGAATTCGGTAAGGTCGGCGGCACTTTGTATATCCCCCTTAATCTCTACAAGGTTGCCCTCTCTTACTCGGGAGCTGCCGCTACTGCGCCGCATTCTCTCTAGCATTTGTTGCTTATCCTCATAGTTGACACCATAGGGTGGGTCGGTTAGGAGTAAGTCTGCGGTGTCGCCGCTCATAAGGGCAGCTATGTGTTTGGGGTTAGTTGCGTCACCACACATTAGGCGGTGGGTGCCTAGCTGGAATATGTCGCCTAGTTTGGTTTTTGCCTCTAGCGGTGGGTCGGGGTTAAAATTGTCCTCGCTTGCCTCGGTTGTGGTTTCTAGGGCTATACTATCAAAACCGAATGCCGACATATCTAGGTCAATGTCTTTAAGCTCCGTTTCTAATAGCTCCATGTCCCACTCGGCAAGCTCGGCTACTTTGTTGTCCGCTAGGCGGAATGCCTTTATTTGCTTGGGTGTTAGGTCGTCCGCTATAATACATGGCACAGTGTCATGCTCTAGCACTATGGCAGCTTTTAGCCTTGTGTGTCCGCAAACTATCTCATAGTCTGCTGTTATGACTAGCGGCACCTTAAAACCAAATTGTTTAATGCTGGCCGCTACTGCCTCTACGGCTATGTCGTTTTTGCGAGGGTTGCCGCTATATGCTTTAATCTCGCTTGTCTTTATTTGGTGTATCTGCATTTTTGCGCTCCTCCTCTTGTCGCCTCTTTTTACGGCGGTGTTTGATATAAAAATATAGCCCTACTCCTGTGCCATATAATGCTAGTGCAATAAACACTAGCGTATTGATTAACCATGTTGGCATGGCTTTACCTCCAAAACAAAAGACACCTATTGCTAGGTGCCTTAGGTCGGCGAGTGTAACAAGTTCGCCTAATTGTATTGTTGCAATAAGGGCGCACGGCACGAGTAAACGGCCCACGGCGCAACTTATCACTATACCATTATAACACACTTTTTTAGTATGTCAAGCCCTATAATTTAGGGCATAAATTAGCCGTATGGGCTATGTAGCCTTATTAGCCCAAACTTAGCCGCCCACTCCGCCGCTAGCTCCATAATCTTGTTATAGCGGTAGTCATAGACACTGCGGTTAGCGTTATAGCCGCCATACTTAGAGACTAACTGGTGGTATTTTAGCTTTTTAGTGCCTAGCCCTTGTGGGTCAAACTTATCTTGTATTATTTCGCCTTGCACCTCAAACTCAAAGGCTATGACTACATTGTTTATTACTACTCCCCAAAGTGTAGGGTCTCCAATCTCTAGTAGCTTAAAGGCTTTGCTTTCGGTGGGGTTGCTTGGGGTGCTACTGCGTCCACCCACCGAGCAGAGACAAGCGGTTAGGCCTG